GGAAGGCCCCCTCTGAAGAGGCTCGTAGTCAGCGATGGAGTACCACGCCCATATCTCGGTCCCCGGCTGACCGACGTAGCTGGGCCGGTGCGCGTAGACGAGTGGCAGGAGCGTCCATGTGTTGCCCTCTTCGCTGGGCAAGATGTTGTTCACCCCATAGAAAAGGCGGAAGGTGGCCGTGTCAGAGGGCTGCTCGGAATCCCATCGTTCCTGCAGTTGCGCAAGGTGCTCGGCGTCGCGTACCACGCCATCCAGGCACAGCCAGGGGTCATCGGGGTACTGGCCGTACTGGCCGGGATGTATCAGCGCGCCAGTTATAGCGAGGCCGTAGATGATGTGGCCAGCGGGGCCGCCGTCTATCTGCACGCGGCCGGGGTGGTGCATGTCCTGCTGGTCATCGTTCCAAGCAGGCGGGTCTAGCTCCGTGTCCCAGTAGCCGTCCTCGAAGTAGACCAGCGAGGGATCGAACTGCTCCGTGTGCCCCTCCTCGAACCACTCGTAGTCATAGGCTGCGTGGACGGTGAGGCGCCGCCCCTCGAACCACCAGTCGAACTCGTAGGAGCCGAAGGCGTCGAGGTCGCCGCCGAAGTCCCACTTACAGAGCTTGCTGAGGTCGTTGACGAAGCGACCGGGCTCCTCCAGCCACTTCACGGTGACGGTCTTGGCCGGGGCTACCTCAGTCCACTCCCACGTAGTCCACTCAACCCACTCACCCTCTATGAGTTCGCGGTGCTCCGTGCCGACGTTCTGTCGCAGGGCGCTGACCTCTATCTCCATCTGGCGCACTGCGCCAGTCCGCGCGCCGCTGAGGTTGAGGTCGACGCCCTCGATGCCCGCTCCTTCGGGCCCCGCTCCTTCGGGCACGACCGGCTGCACCGGGTGGCGGTCTTTGACCGTGCCCACGAGGCTCGGCGGCTTCGTGCCGGGCGGCCAGACCTCGGGCTCCGGCTTGCCCGTCCACGGGTCGACGCGGCCGGTCGGCTCGCTGAGGTTCAGGTCGCCGTCGATGGCGCGCATGATGTAGGCCTTCTTCTTCTCCTTCGTGCGGTCGAGCCACTTGTAGCGCGCCTTGTCCGTCCCGATCGGCGCTTGCTCGCCGAGGGGCGCGTAGTCTGCGCCCTCCTCCTCCTCGCCGTAGGGCGGGCGGCCCAAGGGGTCGTCGACCCAGATGACCGAGTCCGGCTGCTCCTCGTTAGCCGCGTAGACGAGGTAAGCGAGCACCCCCGATTCGTCGTCTGAGGAGGCCAGCCACGACAGCTCGTTGCCGCCGCTCTTGCGCTTGGCGCGCAGCTCGTTGGGCGGCGAGGGCGGGGTCGTGTCGGCGTAGATGGAAGCCGGGGGCAAGGTCACGTCGATGGTCGGGCCGACCTGACGCTGCGCGTCCTCGCCGACGTTCGCCATCACCCAGTAGACGGCCACCGTGCCGTTGGCAATCTGGTCGTCGAGGAAGGCCTCGGCTTCCGTCTCGCCGAGGCTCACTGCCGCCTCATCGCCGGTCGAGCGCCAGACCTCACAGGTGCCGAGGAACTTCGCCTTGATGGGCTTGCCCTCGGGGTCGTCGGCCCACGTCGGGCCGCAGCCCGCGTCCCACGCGATGAGCACCTTGCCGTCGCCGGTGTAGACCGTGGTCATCAGTAGCCCGTCGAAGCGACCATGCGCCTGCGCTGCGCCATCTTGGCGGCCACCAGCTCGACCACGTCGGCGGCGAGGCGCTCGGCGGCGCGGCGGTCGGTACCGTGCAGGTCTTGGACGTTGACGTGGAAGGTGTCGCCGCCGCGCGGCGCGCCCATCTCTGCGGCGAACGCCTTGCTCTTCGACGCAGGTACGACCCACTCGCCCTCGCCGCCCTCGCCGACCGTGACGGTGCGGCCCCCCGTGGTGGCGGGGATGTAGCCGCCGCTGGCGAAGCGCCTGCCGCCCATGCCGCCCCGGCCGCCCTGCGCTGAAGAACTGCTGCCGAGCCAACCCTTGACCGTGTTGTACGCCTTCTGGAGCGGGCTGATGACCTTCTTGATCTGGTCGAGTATCCAGTTGATCACGCCCATGACCACGGTCTTGATGCCGTTCCAGATGGCCACCGTGACGGCCTTCACCTTCTGCCACGCCTTGGCTACCGCGTCGCGCACCTTGTGGATGATGGCGACGGCGACGACGATGTTGTGGACGCCCTGCCTCACGGCGAAGGCGATCGCTCGCCAGATGGTGCGCGTGACCGTGACGATGACCGTCCAGGCGGCGCGCACGATGCCGACCACGACTTTGATGACGGCGATGGCGACGCGGATCTGACCCATGAAATGACGCACGACGGCGAGCACGATGGGCCACACCCGCCGCGTCACGGCGACGAGGCCCGTCCATGCCGCGTGCAGTACCTTGCTTATCACGCCGAACCAGAACTTGAGCCCCGCCCACAGACTGCGCACGTAAGCGAGGACGAAGGGGCCGATGCGCGCCCAGACCCACTTGGCCGCCGCCCAGACCTTGTCCCAGACCACCTTGATGCCCTTCCAGATGGCGTCGAGGCTGGGCTTGATGGCCGTCCAGACCGTGCGTACCACGGTGACGATGCCGTGCCACAGGGCTTTCCAGAAGTTGCGGAACCACGCACACCGCGTCCACAGCAGGACGAAGATGGCGACCAGCGCGACGATGCCCACGATGATGAGCCCGAGGGGGTTCGCGGTGAGGGCCGCGTTCCACAACCACTGCGCGGCGGCGACGACCTTCGTGGCGACTGCGTTGGCGAGCTTGGCGGCGGTGTTGGCGATGGTCACGGCGGTGTCCTTGATGGTGCCGGCCGCCGACCCGGCGAACGAGGCGACCGCGGAGACGCCGACCTTGAGCCCGCTGGCTGCCTTCGAGACCCCTGATTGGATTGCCGATTTGAGGCCGGTAAACGCCTTGGGTGCGAGGGTCTTGACGCTCGCCAACGCATTCTCGACCGCCGTCTTGAGCTTGGTCGTGAATCCTTTGGCCCCGCCCTTCAAGTCGGCCCCGTCGAACATCTTCTTGAGACCCTCGCCGAACTTCTTGAAGCCTCCCGGCATACTGCCAAAGGCCTTGCTCATGTTGATGATTGCGCCCACGCCCTGCGCCATCTTGCCGAAGAGGATGAGAAGGGGGCCGATGGCGGCCGCGACGAGGGCGATCACGAGGACTGTCTTCCTCTGGCCTGTGTTCAACTCAAGGAACTTATTGAACAGCTTAGTCAGCCACTTCACGGCCTTCGTCAGCCAGGGGATGAGGATAGTGCCGACCGCGATGGCGATGGTCTCTAGTGACCCCTTGAGCTGCTCCCACTGCCCGGCGAGGCCCTTGGTGCGCGCCTTCGCCATGTCGGTCGCGGCGTTCTGGTTCGAGGTCGCCTTGACATATTTGTCGATGCCCGTTGCACCCTCTTTCATCAGGACGGTCGCTGCGCGCGTCGCGTCGCTGCCGAATATGGCCGACATGGCAGCGATGCGCTGCGCCTGCGAGAGTCCTCCCATCTTGGTCTTCAGGATTTCGGCAACCTGACTGATGGACTTGATGCTGCCGTCTTGGTTGACGAAGCTCATGTCGAGGGCTTTCATCGCAGCAGTCGCCGTCTTTGTGGTCGGCACAAGTCGCGAGAGGAAGGTCTTGAGGGAGGTGCCCGCATCCGAGCCTTGGATACCCGCATTGGCGAAAGCCGCCAGTACCCCGGTCGTTTGTTGCAGCGATAGCCCCGCGTTCGTGGCTCCGGGGCCGACCTGACTGAGAGCCAGCGCCAGCGACTCGACCGAGGCCGTAGAGGCGTTGGCCCCGCCCGCGAGCGCGGCAGCGATGGCCGGCGCATCCTTCGCAGAGAGGTTAAACATATTCATGGCGGCGACCGTAGTGTTGGCGGCCGTCGCCAGGTCGAGACCTCCGGCCGCCGCGAGGTCGAGCGCTGCCTTGAGACCGCCCGCCTTAATCTGCGCAGCGGTCATGCCGCCTTTGGCCAGTTCAAGCATCGCCTGCCCGGCTTCGCCCGCGCTGAACATCGTGTCGGCGCCCATCTTGAGGGCGTACTTGCCGAGGTCGGCCATCTCCGCCTTCGTCGCTCCAGCGGCGGCCTGCACCTGATTCATCGTCGTCTCGAAGTTGGCGGCCACCTTCACAGCGTAGGCGACCCCAGCGAGCACCGGCAGGGTGATGCCGAGGGCCATCTTCTTGCCTACCCCGGCTACAGCCCCGCCGACGTTGTTGAGCTTCTGCGCAGTCGTCTGCGTGGAGGCGATCTCCTTCCTCGTACGGGCCATGCCCGCCTCGAAGTCGCGCGTGGAGGCGCGCACCACGATGACCAGGTCAGAGAGGTTCACGAGTCACCACCTTGGCGCCCAGCGAGTGCGCCAGGCGCATGATGTCGGGGGCGAGAGTCGGACCAGGGTCGGACCTGGACAGGAGGAAGTCCTCGAGCTTGGTATCCTTCGCGCCCTGCGCCGCCGCGATGATCTGACAAATGGAGGCCGCGCGGTAGTCGGCGCGGCGTTCGCCGAACGGCTCGATCCCCTCGTAGACTGCCCACTCGCTCAACTCCCTGCTGCTCATCCTGCGGCCGAGCTCGGCGACCGACCAGCCCAGAGCGAGGGCTAGTCGGAACTGGAAGCGCCGTCCCGGCCGTCGGAGTTTCCCTCAAGGCTCGCTACGTCCTCGGGGCTCAGGCCGCTGGCCTTGGCGCACGCCTCGAAGATACGGTTGACCGGCAAGGCGTTCTTCTTGCCGAGGGCATCGGCGTCTTCGTTCTGGAAGGTGCGCACCCCAGTCTCGGGATCGACCACGCAGCGCACGATGAGCTTGGCGCGGAAGTTGTGCTTGTCGATCTCGCCGTTGTCGTCGCTCACCGCCGCCTCGAAGGCATCTCGCCCGGCGGCGGTCATGGGCTTGACGAAGACCTTACCGCCCCACTCGGGGACGGCGACCTCGACCAACGGCAGGTCGGGGGCGGCCATGATGTCGTCGCGCTGCAGCAGGGCAACGGCCTTGGCCGCAGGCGCCTTCTTGTCGGTCATCTCGACCTCCGGTTCGTGGGCATCTCGCCCATTGTGTAGGCAGCTCAGACGATGATGAACAGCGCCAGCTTCTTGGTGCCGGTAGGCGTGCCGGCCGCCGTATAGATGCACTTGGCGACGTCGCCGGCGTCGTAGGTCACGCTGCCGGCGTCGACGCTGCCGTCGAACTCCTTGATGATCAGACGCGAGTCGGTGACCTTCCACGGCAGGCCGACGGCCTTGGTCACGCCCAGCGAGACGGTGTCGGCGGCGGTCACGGCGCAGGGCACGTCCATGGTGGCTACCGTCTTGAAGGCCTTGACGCCGGGCACCGTGGCGGCGCTGTTGAGTGCGATCGTGTCGCTGATCGGCAGACCGTTGATGTTCGTGCCCCAGACCGTCACGTCGCCGGTGAGCGTGGTCTGTCCGGCCATGCCCCCCTTGATCTCTACGGGCTGCGGGCAACGGGCCATCTCGGTGCGCAGGAGGCTGATGGCTACCGTCTGTCCCACGAGGTTCCACGTAGCGCCCGTGAGATGCGTCTCGCGGACCGTCCCGCGGTAGCCGCGGGTGACTGCGTAGGTCGGCGCGCTGCTGATCGACGTGACCAGGACGAGCTCGTCGCTGACGGCGTCCTGCAGGATGTCGCCGAGGGCGACGGTGCCGGTCACGGTGACCTTGAGCTGGTTGTTGCTGGCGAGGGCGCTGCCGAGAAAGCTGGTAGTGGCCGCTGTCTTGGCGTAGGTGACGACCA